GTTGAAGTCAGTCACAACAGCACCTTTAGCAATACGCTCTGCCCACTCATTCTTAGCATCAGTTGCAACAACTGTGCTGTAGGATTTCATACCATTAGCACGGAATGTGACACGCTTGCGAAAACGCTTGATCACAACTTTCATGCCTTTGATGTCATCTCCCTCGGCAATAAATGCTTCAGGGAAGAAGTCAACAATGGTGGCGGAGTTGGTGAGTTGCATGTGCTCTGTTCCTTTGACTCTTATAGTATTGCACCAATTAGGGTGCTTTGCAAGCGATGGTGGACACTTTGACCAACTGGCACAGCATCAGCAGAATGCCATGGGCGGACGACCTTCAATAAAGATCGCATTGACCACATTTTGCAGACGTTGAGCAATAGCGTTGCCCATTTTGTATCCCGTAGGCATAGTTACAATGCCCTCACTTTTCTTGTAAAGATGAAACGCACCAGCAGGGATTTTGCCTTCAGCAACAGCAGCGCGGTCATCTTTGTGAACACGGATAACACGTCCGATCGTCTGTGCCATCTCAATGATGGGCAGATTGCGAAGCAGGATAGTGTGAGTCAGACCAGGAACATTGATGCCCTCAGAGAGAATAGAATAGTGGAAGATCACGAAGTGACGAGTATCATCAGCACCCCACGATTGCAGAGTCTGGAAGAACTCTTCGCGACCAACTTTCTTGCCATTGATAACAGCACCGAACTTGCTGGTGATGTGCATCACGTCATAACCTGCGTTCTTGAAATACTCAAGAATGTCAGTCTGTCCGAGCATGTTACCCAGCACTTTGCTAGATGGTGCAGACACCAGAACTTTAGGGTTCTGAGTAACATCGAGTTGCTCGAACATATCCTTCAGGTTGTCACAATCAACATCATGTGCGTTGTGCTTAGTGCGGATGCGATTGGTCTCAAACGGTACAACTTTAGGGGGAACGATTGCACCACTGGCGATGAGTTCCTGAGCAGGAACATTCTCCAGCACGCCACCATAAACATCGGTATTGTTCATGCCACGAGCAACACTTGTGCCACGTCCAGTTTTAGGAGTTGCAGTGAAATAGTAACGACGCTTGGCAATCTGTGCAGTAGCATATACTGCTACAAAGAAACCACGAGCAGTGCCATTGTGTGCTTCATCGAAGTAAATAGTGTCAATATCGATGCCACTATCTACAACGCGGTGCAGAGAATGATAGGTGGTAAAGATAATGCAACTCTCACCTGCTGCCCGTGCAGTGTTGTTGAACAATGCAATCTTGTCGGACTTGGTGCTGCTGAAGTAGTGCGTTTCGCCACTGTGAGCGTGACAAACGTGCGTCCAAGTAGCAGACACAAACTCCATAAACTCTTCGCACAACTGGTTAGCGAGGAGGATACGAGGTGCAACTACAACAATAGTTTTAGCACCAGATTTGAGTTGGTTGATTGCATCAGCAATCATAATATAGGTCTTGCCGCCACCAGTAGGCACAATGATTTGTCCAGCGTTGTTGTTCTGCATTGCTGCAAATGCACGTTGCTGATGAGGACGAAGGTTCATGTAATCGCTTGACTATGAATATAGTATTGCATAAAAAAAGACCCCTGTCAAGGGGTCTGTGCCACTCTGTCAGGTGTCACTCATCATCATCGTCTTCCATAAATTCCAGCGGAAGTGTACTATTTGCCTCGACTTGAGTTGTTGTTGCCATGCCATGTGCAACTTTATATGCTAAGTTCCACTCTTGCATGTAAGATCTCCAGTTAGGTGTCATCTTACCAGTCTTGGTAAAGTATCTGCCTTCAATGAAATGATCGATACAAAGAAGAGTGAATGAACGCATATTGTCCGATTGAACACTACCGTTCATAGCAGCGGTTTGAACATATTGTGATGTTCCTGCTTTCAGTTGCGACCACTCAAACATGAGGCGATTGAGAGGATTGAGGTCATCAACTTCGTGATCTCCGTGCTCATCTTCGATCACAACTTCTTTGTAGTTAGATACTCGATAGATCGCATCTTCGAGTTTCTCTAACGACTCTTTGCAATCCTTATACTTCATGTAGGACACAAGATATGCCCAGGTGAATGGATTGAAGTGAGACAATTTGTTTTGGTTTCTATATCCAAACTTAGAGTTTGCAAAGATACCTCTCAACCAGAGAATTGCATCATCGAGATCAGCAACCCACAGTTTGATGTTGACTACATTAGTCTTCATCTTGGTGCTGTATTTGTTAGGGAAGCACTGGATTGCAGCGTGCTGGATGGGTTCAACCTTGCGTAACTTACTATCCTTAATGCTAATACCACGCTCAGCATATACAGCACGATAAGCACCATCAACCCTATCAGATGCGATCTCAGCATCATCAGGATTATCGTGCATCAGATACTCTCTATAGATGCTCGCCATATTGTCGTGCTTCTTATACTTAACACGAACCTTTTCAGGCATGAAGATACTAAAGTCAGACCACCAATAAGCATCACGAGTGTGTGCATTGGTCTTGAACTTTGTACCTGCTTTATACGTTTGCTTTGTCTCAAAATCGTAGCAATCTTTGGTTAGAATAGCACCATCAACTTCAAGGTGTGCTGATTCTAATTCCTTAAACTTTTGGCGATGTTTGGGTTTTCTTGCCCGCTCATCATGATCTCTTTGGATTGGGCAAACTTGCCAATCATTGTGCCACTCGTCGATTGAAATAATTTCTTCTTCGTAAAACAGACCATCGACATTGATCCGCTTTTTAGCGTTTTCGTCCTTCATAGTTAATACCAGCGTGTGCCCGAATTAGGCGTTAATATGTCAGTCGTAGGACTAACATGTTTATGTATACAAGTATATCACGAAAGTGATGGAGAATAGGAAAACTTAATATCTCCTTTATAATCTCGCTGTGTATGAACAGCAGCAAGTTGGAACCCTAGTTGAGGCCAAGGATTCTTAGGTGTGGGGACATTGTATATCTCTTTGAGAGCAAATCCATGCTCTCGCATATCACGAATCCTACGTTTTGTAGTGTAGTGATTGATAGTTGTGAGATACACAATGTTGTCAGCAATTACCATGCCATGTGCAAGGAATTGTTGCATCTTACTCCAAGGTGGGTTAGTGATAATCCAATCCACCTTCTTTTGGTATTGAAGAAAATCTTTTCCCTCACCAAGTTCACACCAATCTTTATCATCTCCAGGATAATTATCATAGAAAGCACCTTCACCACGACAGGGATCTAGGATCCTGCCAGTAGGATTGAAGTGCTCAATAATCTCCTTTGCCAGATACTCTGGCGTCATCACAATGTCCTTCTCAGGAGTATTTTTGGGTGGGCAAAATGCTCTCATTTGTTGAACTTACGACGGGATGAATTGATGGTGAGATTAAGAGTAGTCTTCTCGTATTGTATACCAGAAGCAAGCAATTTGTCAAGAGGTACAGAACATTGAACACGACGTTGTTTCTTACTATCAACCTTTGGATTGATGTTAAACAATGCCTCTTCACATGACACCTGTTCTTGAAACTGATCGCGAACCGATTTAGTGTCTTTCTGTGCCTCTGGACCGTGTGGAATTGCTTTAACAAAATCCACGAAGGATTCTACCAGTTGGTAGTCCATCTTACCCCACAGTTTGCTATAGTCTTCGGGAGCAATAAAGAACTCATATTGTGTATGAAACTTCTTGCTTTTACCCTCTTGTTTATAGCAACCAACAATTAAACGATAGTATTTTCTGTGTGACATCATGCGTAACAGATCTGAGCAGCAAACAGTATTGCTACCAGTCGTTTTGATGCTGGCATCATAATCAACTTTGAGACCATTACACAGGTCAAAGGGTGAAGTATAACCGTTCTTTTTCAGTTTATCATACTCTTCTTTGGACAATTTAGTCCGATCACGGATAACAACGTCTTCAAACTTGTTGCCGTGCTGTTGAACCTCTGCCATGGATTCGATTGATTACTTTGTAAGTATAAAATAAAAAAAGCACCCTGTCAAGGGTGCTGTGCCACTTATGAGACTGGATAAACGTCCCACCCTTGTCCTTCGGGGACCATGTTTTTAATGACGTGTTCAACATTATCAATGCCAAACACGATCACCTCTTGTTGTGAATAGAAACCATTTTTTGCTTTAGGTTTAGTCCACACAACTTTGTAACGATCGTTGTTAGTCATTCAGAGATTTCAGCGAGAACATCATAGATAGCGTCCTGTTCAGTTCCAATCACTGAGGACACCCAATCGTCTTCCTGAACTTGAACCATATCGTTCTCGTCCCAGGAGACATTGAACTCTTCATTGTACATACTGACCGAATCCATTGTTTTGTGAGATTTGTGCTGAGCGTTTCCAGTCTTTCAACTGGCGTCGTTTTGTGCGTAGTTTGTGCAGTTCTTCGTCGGTGTATTCTACTTCACCGCGTTCACCTTTCTTGATTACTTTGTTCAATAGGCGGATGTCTTTGTCCAACATGATTACTATGGCATGGATTAGGGTCGTTTGGGGGAGTTGTGTGCAGGTTGTTCAACCGTCACAGGATCAGTTGTTTTTTAGGTGTGATGATGTCTGGACGGTTGAACATTTTGTTGTATTGTTCTTCCAAACCAGGAGAAAGTTTGCAGATATACATCACAAACTGTTTACTGATCGTAAGTGATTCCTCTTCAGGATCTTGAAGGGGAGCGAATGGCATGAAACCAATTTGTGTTCCTTCTTGATTAGTTGGGACTGCAACAATAGCATCAGTAAATGTGACGCTATCATCAGTTTCTTCAAGAATATCAGCGACTACATTTTCGCCGCTGATGAATCGAATACATTGTACTGTCATTGTTTATAAAGATCTTTGAGATGTAGTCGGTCAGCAACATTGTCAATCTCGCTCATTTGAGCATTGTAATATGCTGAGTCAATAATTTTATCACGATAAAACTTTCTTTGCAAGTCCTGAATATACAGGACCAATGCATCTTTCACAAGCATTTTTTGATCGTAGGTGAGAACTTGAGAGTGAAGTCCAATCATTAGTGGCGGCGCAACGTTTTGAGATAGTTCAAAACATACTCACGAATATACATCAACTCATGATAACATTTCTGCTCATGAGCATTTGCTCGAAGAGTAGGATCAGGTTCAATAACTGACTCGATAAAAATATCAAGTCCCCTATTGAACTTGTCTGCTTCAGATTCGTTCTGCATGTGATTTTTAGTATTGAACAGTGTAATCCAGGTCGTAGTCTACCTCAGATAAGTCATCAAACTCTAATTCTTCAGATTCATTTTCGATTTCAGTACCATCCACCGTCGTTGTCAGTTTCAGAGTCGAACTTTCGACCTTTCTTTGATCCTTTGGATTGATAGTCATAGTTTTCGTCTGCCCAGTTTGAACGGTTTGTGCCACCTTTTGCTCGTTTGTCACGGATAGATTTACCAGGAGAGTAGTAACCTCGTTCGTTGCCACCCCGTCGAAAAGTCTTGCCCATTGTTTAGAATGTGAAACAAAAATAAACTACTAATATATGTATCAGTCTACATCCCTGTAGATTGAAGCATAGGTGTCTCCATCACTTTCGGGAAGAGGATACACTTGAGTGTGCAACTCTTCAAAGCAATAACCAACACCTTTCAGGAAATCCTGAGTTTTGTCAACAACATCATCGAGCATCGTTGCTTCAAATTCTTTAGTTGTTACAGTCGAGTCCTCATCAGTGCAGATAAGAGTGAATTGAGGCATGATTCTCCGTTGAATACCCCAGTATTATAGCAGAAAAAAAGGGGGTGCAAACCCCCTTGTGCCACTTTATCGCATTGTCACATTCCAGGCGATTGAATACCGATTGCCCTCCCCGAAAAATGGTTCAACATAATGTTCCAAATAAGGACCAAATACCACACCATAACCTTCTTTAGGTTCTACATCTACGTTTTTATACTGTCCAGGACCAGTTCTTCTAGAAGTAGCAGGATCCACTAGAACTAATTGCCCCTCTCTTTTTTCTCTACCTTCAGGAATTGTCAACCAAAGCACACCACAAGCATCAGCACCAGGGTGATTATGAACTTGAGAAAAGTCTCCCTCACTCATACACATACCCCAACAATGTACGTCAAGTTGTTCCACTGGAGGTAAAGGAATTTGATTTACATGCACATACCAATCATTAGCAAGTTTACAAATAAGTGCCTTTAATCTACGAGACCATTCAGAATCTAAATTTGCAAGATCACTACGAGTATGGTGAGAAGTTTTTCCACGAATTGAATATGGTTCTTCTTCGTAATTGATCATTCTTTCGTGATCAAGGTGATTTCGTAAGGTCGCTAAAAGATCTTCGTCATCAACACTATAGTCCATGACGGGGACCGAAAATAAGTTATGAATTTGCATAATGAATCACAGTTACATACTAATTATAACACAAAAATATCAAGACTCTCCAGGTTTTTCTGTGCGATTAACATTGTCTAATTCTAAGTTATTATCTGCTTCATACTTAGCAACACTCGCAGATTTTGGATACTTATCTTTAATTGCTTTGATATTTGTAAGCATAGCAGTTGCTGAAGTTCCAAGATCTACACCACTTGCTTGAATTGCATCTAGTGCTTTCCAAATTGCACCCAGTTGTGCATTTGTTTCTGGATAATACATTTTGCGATTACCCATATATTCGGTATCGATTGCATCCGCATTATCCCCATGAACATCAATATGAGGTGCTTTTTCAACCCACATTCTCCACTCTTCATCAGTAAGGGCACGAATAGTTCCATCCGCATCCATATGCTTCATCTGAGATGGACCGCCCATCTTCTCTCTATAGTATGCTTCTTTTTCAGCAAAAGGTACTTTTCTAAGTTTCATGATCGTTAAAAAATAATAGGAAGGACAGTAGTTAAATTAGTTGTAATCGCCCCATCCGTTGGAGAATTGCTCACCTTCGTATCCAGAGATGCCAAATACACTGATATTAGTATTGATACCTTGGCTAACATCGCGAGAAGCAGGGTTGTAATGCAATCTAAATCCACGAATTGGGAAGACGTTACCATTTTGAGGCGAAGATTGACCTCCATTCCAACCACCACCGCCAGTGATATTAGCACCACCGCCACCTTCTTGAACATAAGCACCACCACCTGTCCAGTGATAACTCCAATAGTGACCAGAACTATTGTGGGGATTATTGTGCATCCACATGGTAAAGGAGTGGTGAGATTCACCGTTTGCAGTACCACGATAAGCGGACCAGGAGTTTAAGAAGATCTCAGAACCACCGTTTTGGTTGCCACCAAATTGTCCATCATTTGATGCATACAATTCCATATTGTAATAGTAGTTACCACCAGAGGAAAGATTATTTTGACCATCCCACCAGCGCAGATACCAATAAGTATCGTTACTATTGTTCTCGAAGAAACTAAAGTGAATTTCGTATCCCCAGTATTTCTGTCTGGCATTTGTTGCTGCCTGACCCCAGCGAACGTCGATACTATTGACCGATTCTTGTACAGTTCTGTGTGCAATCAGTTGTCTACCACCAACAGCGTGCCAACCTGTCTGAGAACCTTCACCACCATTGAAGAAATAGTTCTCTAAGTAATCGTCAGTTGTGTTATAGCGTATGTTAGACATAGCGCCAGAAGGATTACTAGGACGTTGTGATCTAGTTCCTGTATCAATACCACCAGAGGCATCAGCATTAACCCATGCAGATCCATTCCATTGCAGAACTTGATCTGCGCTAGGAGATCCTGCACTGACATTGTTAATATCATTCAGCGCAATATCGGTAACAGGCGCTGTTGTCATTGTAGTGGTGTCACTAAAGCGAATACCACCAGTGCCAACGTTCACCGTTGTTGCGTTCGCTGTTCCTACATTGAGTGTTGACATGCTTGATTGTTCCTCTAGTCTCTAGTATTTATAAAATCACCAAAAGTATTTATCACTGTGCGATTTCATAGACAGTGATAGAACTGACAGACCTCATATCTCCGCTATTCCTATCGTTAATGTATAAGGGATAATTAGACTGATCATTACTCCATGATGCAGTTGCACCTACATTGATAGTCATTCTCCTACCAGCACCAGGATTTGTATATTCAACCTTCCAAGAAGTTTGTGTTAAATAATTTCCATCGTTAGCGCCATTAAAATGAGTTACGTTGGAATTTATGCTATTGCTATTAGAACCTAAATTAGCAACTGCCTGATTATTTACCAAGAATCCAAGACTAACAACAAAACTTTCACTATGAGAAATATGTGCTTCTAAAATAATCTTAGAATCACTCCTCATTGGACGAAAGTTACTGATCTCAAGTCCCTGAATATAAGTTCCACCTTCACCAATATTGTTAGTGTTACTGATCGTATGAAATACACTGGACTGATCGTATGCCATCTGAAGGATGCAATTAGGATAAATTAAATCCTCTTGATATGCGAGAGGTTTCTCATCATCGATCAGAGTAAGACTTGCATTGTTTTCAATGGTAAGAGTCTTTGTATTATCAATGGTTAGATCACCATGATGGAAACCATGTGTGAACTTAGGATCACCATTTGCAGTAGGTCCAACAGTAGCATCTTCAGTAAGATTGACACCGTTAGTTCTAATTAACGCATCATTACCTACAGAAGGACCACCACCAGCAACTTCAGTCCAACCAGCACTACCAGTTCCATCATCTGCCTTATAGATTTCAGCAGAGTCGGTATCAGTATTAAATCTCAGTGTACCTATAGATACACCCGTAGGTCGATTTGCCTGCGTTCCTGCGGGAACTCGCAAAACACTATTTTGATTCAAAAAACTCAATGTTGTCAGAATCGCATTAGTGGTATCAGCAATTTGGTTATCACTAATTCTCTTAATTGCCATCGTTACCTACTGCTAGTATGTCTCCTGGTATATTTATAGTATCAGATAGGCAACTCAAGAATGTGAACCGTATCTGTCGATTGAGGAGCATCACCAGATGCAAATACAACGTTTGCACCATTAGCATCTACGGTGTAGTTTGTGCCTGCAATCTGTGCAACACCGTTGAGGAATACCAACAGAGAATCATCACTATGTTGAATACCACCAGTATATGTTGTGACTGCAAATGTTAATGTAGATCCATCACCAGTATATGTCTTAGTGATATATTTGTCAGAACCTACAACACCACGACCTGTGCCAACAACGTCACCATCAATTCTTACAGAACCGTCTACGTTAATCCTGTAATTGTTATTAACAGCAGTGCCAATACCGATAACTGTGCTACCGTTGTAAAGATCAATATTGATGTCACCAGTATTCGTGAGACCAAATTCGTACCACGTTGTATTGTAGTATATCCAACCAAGCGACTTGCCAGGTGTCCAGTTGATGTTATAAACAAGATCCCCATCAGCAGGCGTATCGTATCCTGTGATATTAGTAAAACTTGGTTGTCCATTGATTTCAGGTGCTAGTAATGTTTGCTTAATTACCGTGCCATCCTGGTTGTTATATGTAATTTTCTTAGCAAGGATGTTATCTGTGAAAGAAGTCTGACCTTGGAAAGTAACAGGACCAGCGAAGATAGATTCTAACTGGTTAGATGCACCACCGATAACCGTGAGTTTATCAGTAAGAACCAACTCAGAGAATGTCTCAATAGTTGTGTTCTCTTCACCAACAACATTCAGTTGTGCAATATCTTCGTTTGTAATTTGACCTGTAACAGGGTTGATAACCTGGTTACCAATAAACAGGTCACCGTTAGAGT